AGATGATATTGATGATATCGAAGAATCCATTGAGGAACAATATTGAAAACACAATTACTTTGCACCTTTGCACATAGATCAGATTTAAACATAGTAACCGATTACATACAACAAAGCTATGTAATACCAGAACGCAGAATATTTGTGTTTGCTAATGCAGAAGCTGCAGACAATTTATATTGCACATATAATGCAGATGCTACAACGCAAAGGGGTCAGAATACAATCAGCATACACCGAAAAAAAGAAACTAATACATTGTATACGGTAAATGCACTTAATGAAGTTATTCGTGCAGTAAACAATGGAGTATTAGACAAAACATATCAATTGGATTGGAGTAAATATCAGAACTCATTCATCCTAACAGATGATGCTGGATTCCGTGTTATTGAATTAACGTTCTTTAAGAAATTTACTTGGAATTGATATTTATTATAGTATAAAGGATTATTATGATCAAATTAAAAAGTTTACTCGAACAAAATTTAAATGATTTAGAAAATAAATTAGGATTTGACTCAGGTGCGAATCGAGATCCAAAAACTGGTAATTTACTTACCAAAAAAATCAATTGGCGTTCTTTAGAATTCGAAGATGTCGATCTAAGAGATTATCCAGACTTTTCCGATGCATATGTTTCATATGCTGAATATGAAGATGGAACGGCACTTACCGATGACGAATTAGAACGTTTAGATATACATGAAGATGATAGAGTGTATGACGCACTTATGAACAAATACAGATAAATTTTATCAAAAAAAACTTAACTAATTACTTTGATTTACCCCATTAATTATCTATATTATAATTAATATTTTATTTTATTAACCACTTAAAACAAGGAATTAAAAATGGCCTTAAATTTAGATGCTATTAAAGCAAAACTTAACCAATTAAACAAAACCGATGACAAGAAAAACAACGTATGGAAGCCTGAAGCAGGCAAGACACGAGTTCGAATCGTTCCTTACGTGCATCGCAAAGACAATCCTTTCCTAGAATTGTACTTCCACTATGACATTAGTAAAAAATCAATGTTATCTCCAATTACATTTGGTAATGCAGATCCAATCGTAGAATTTGCAGACAAACTTAAAAAGACTGGCGATAAAGAAGATTGGCTAATGGGACGTAAAATTGAACCTAAGATGCGTACTTATGTTCCTGTAATTATTCGTGGCAAAGAATCTGAAGGCGTAAAGTTTTGGGGTTTTGGTAAAACAATTTACACTGAATTGTTATCAATCATTTCTGATGCAGACTATGGTGATATCACAGACTTAATGAATGGTCGCGATATTGATGTAGAATTTACACCTGCAGAAGGAGCTGGAGCATATCCAAAAACAGCAATCCGAGTTAAACCTAACACTCAGCCAGCAACTGAAGATAAAGAGATTGCACAAAAAATCATGAATCAACCTGAAATCACTGATTTATTTCCTGAACCATCTTATGATGAATTAGAAAAAGCATTAGCAGAATGGATGAATCCAGAAAATGCAGATTCTGATGTTGAAGAGTCAGCGCCAGCAGCAGAACCAGCAGCTGCACCTGCATCAAAACCAGCAGCTACTAAAGTAGACAATGTTGCTGATGCATTCAACGATCTTTTTAATTAAGAAGGAGTCATAAATGGCAAAAGGTAAAAGTAAACTGGAATTAACAGATACTCTAGCAAATACATTAGCTGAAAGTATCAATAAACAGTTTAAGGGTCAAAATCTTAAGACTGCATTCTTTTTAGATGGAGATGACGATTCTCCAAGCAATGTGTCTGAATGGGTTTCATCCGGATGCTCAATGTTAGATCTAGCAATTTCAAATCGGCCTTATGGTGGATTTCCTGTAGGCCGGATTACCGAAATTACCGGATTAGAAGCATCTGGTAAATCATTATTAGCAGCACACACTTTAGCAGAGACGCAAAAGAAAGGTGGCTTAGCTGTTTATATTGATACGGAATCTGCTACGAGCTCTGAATTCCTAACGGCTATTGGTGTTGATTTAAAAACAATGCTATATGTTCCATTAGAGACAATTGAAGAAATCTTTGAAACCATTGAAACAATTGTAGAAGGAGTTCGCAAGTCAGACAAAGATCGTTTGGTTACAATTGTAGTAGACTCAATTATGGGTGCATCTACAAAAATCGAAATGTCAGCTGAATATGATAAAGATGGGTATGCAACATCGAAGTCAATCATCTTATCAAAGGCAATGCGTAAAGTAACCAATTGGATTGCACGTGAGCGTATTTGTCTTATCTTTACAAATCAGTTACGTACCAAATTAGGCGTATCATTTGGAGACCAATGGACAACTGCAGGCGGTAAGGCAATTCCATTCCATGCATCAGTTCGTCTTCGTCTTAAAAATACAGGAATGATCAAAGCAAAAGTCAGTGGCGTAGAACAAGTTGTAGGAAGCAAAACAAATGTGCAGGTAGTTAAAAATCGTATGGGTCCACCACATCGCAAAGTAGATTATGAAATTTACTATGATAGTGGTATTGACAATTACGGTGGATGGTTATCAATCATGAAGAATTTCGATTTAGTTAAACAATCAGGTGCATGGTATACATTGGAAGATGTTGATCATGAGACTGGCGAAACGTTTGGCGAAATGAAATTTCAAAGTAAAGATTTTGTTGAAAAGGTTATTAATAACCCAGAAGCAAAAGATAGGTTATATAGAAGAATTTGCGATGCTTACATATTCAAATATCAAGCTGGAATCGATGGTGGTATTGATGATGTAATAATCACAGACGAATTCATTGATGAAGAAGGATAATGAATAAGTATCAACAATTATTCAAACAGTTACAACAAGAAAGGAATTCGAGTCCGTTAGATGTTAATGATCATCTCATGGTATTTGACGGGCTCAATACCTTTATCAGAAGTTTCGGTGCAACTCCCGCTTATAATGAAGATGGAGATCATATCGGAGGCATTACTGGATTTTTATATTCAGTAGGCAAAACGGTACGAGACTTTAAACCTACACGTTGTGTTATTGTGTTTGATGGCAGAGGTGGCTCTGCTAAACGCAAAAAGATTTACGGAGATTACAAAGCAAATAGAGCTAACAAAACAAAGCTTCGTAGGCACGATCATCATGATTCAACTATTGAAGATGAACAAGAATCAATGCGACATCAATTTAGTCGTTTAGTTTCTTATTTAGATAATTTGCCAGTAACGTTTATGGCAATGGATGGCATTGAAGCAGATGATGCAATTGCCTATATTGCACAAATGTATGAAGATACATGCAAAAAAATTACCATTGTTTCTACGGATAGGGATTTCTATCAATTGGTAGATGATCGCATACAAGTTTGGTCTCCTATCAAAAAGAAAATGTATGATGTAGAAGCAGTTCAAGAAGAATTTGGGGTGCATCCTAACAACATGGTTATTTATAGATCATTTACGGGAGATGCATCTGATAATATTCCTGGAGTAAATGGCATTGGTCCAAAGACCATATTAAAATTAATTCCAGAATTAGCACAGCCTGCAGAATATTCAGTTGATGCTTTATTAGATAAAAGTCGAAGCAATCTTAAAGAATCTAAATCATATCAAAAGATTTTGGATAATGCAAGAATCATCGAACAAAATTATCAACTAATGAATATCAAATTATTAGATATTCCAGCTCAAACTGCTAGCAAAATTCGAGGCATCATGGAACAGCCTATATCAGAATTAAATCGTTCAGAATTTCAACGATTGTTTTATGAAGATAAGATGTGGGCCATCATGAAGAATTTACCAGATTGGTTAAACAACACTTGGTTGTCTTTGAATGCATTTGCAAAACAAACACACAAATAATATTTGGTTCCAAGGATTTTTTCCTTATATAAATAATATATGACTGACAAACTAAGTGAATACGGGTATGGCTTCCAAGTGAAGGTATTATCCGCGATGTTTACGGATAGAATATTTTTACAACAAATTGCAGATATTATTCAGCCTGATTATTTTGAATCAGATTCAAATAGTTGGTTGCTTGATGTGATATTAGAACACTTTCGACAATACAAGGCACCGCCTTCGAAAGATGTACTTAAAGTAAAAGTTACCGAAATTGAAAATGATATTTTAAAAACTGCAGTATTGGAACAACTCAAAGAAGTGTTTCGATTCATGGAGTCAGATGACT